CAACGGGTAAAACCTACGCCACCCGTGATCTCCCATTTCGCGCCGGGACGCAAAAGGTGCATTGCCACGTTGATTCCCACGAGTTGATACGCTTTCATCAGTTCACCTTCAAAATAACAATACCGGAGCCGCCGTTGCCGCTCGCTGCAGAGGTAGGCGAATTCCATCCGCCACCACCACCGCCGCCGCCGGTGTTTGCAGTTCCATTTGTGCCAGCAGTTACCGTTGGTGTTGCGTTGCCTCCCGCTCCGCCACCGCCAGCGCCACCGGGGCCGGCTGTTGTCGGGCCTGCTCCATGTGCGCCACCACCACCGCCACCAGCATACGTTACGGACGAACCGCTAATAGTTGATGCGGTGCCAGCTCCACCGCCTCTGCTTGGAGAGCCAGAAGCTGGTTGACCAGCCGCAGATGCGCCGCCGCCGCCCGCACCACCATAATTAGGAGCAATATATTGACCCGCTCCACCATTTGATCCTTGTGACGGACTAACAGACGGAGTATTTCCCGTGCCGCCGGGGCCGGTGGATGCAGGCGAATCGTAAAGTGTGCCGCCTCCGCCAGAACCGCCATTACCTCCGGTTGCAATAGATGCGGTAGATGATCCGTTGTATGACCCACCACCGCCGCCACCGGTTGAAGTTATTGTGCTAAATACGGAATCCGATCCCGCATCACCACGCGCTGAAGTATTTTTTCCTGCGCCACCCGCACCAACGGTAATGGTGTACTCCGTGCCAGCCGTGACGGACAGACTAGTGCCGGTTCGGAATCCGCCTGCACCGCCGCCGCCGCCAATATACCCACCGCCACCACCACCGGCTACGACCAAATAATCTACTGTGCTTGCGCCGGTCGGTGCTTTCCACGTTGCCGTGCTTTTGAAGATGATCGGAGTGCCGGTCGCCATAGCGTAGGAAAGGATGACGACGCCGGAGCCGCCGGTGCCGCCTTGATTAGTAGAAGGGCCACCGCCGCCGCCTCCACCACCGCCTGTATTGGCTGTGCCATTAGTACCGGTTCCAGAAGTTGATCCAGCGCCGCCGCCTCCCGTGCCACCTGTGCCTGCCGTTGTTCCGGGAGATTGCAACCCACCACCACCGCCTCCGGCATAAGTTACGGATGAACCGGAAATTGTTGAGGCTGTTCCGTTGCCACCATTTCCGGCAGTAGTTGATGTTGCATCTGCCCCAATAGCATTTGCGCCACCGCCACCGCCAGAGCACACAGATGCCGGAGAAGTTGGCGCATATCCTGCGCCTCCATTTGAGCCTTGCGATGGACTGACAGAGGGTGTATTTCCAGAGCCTCCCGTTGCAGGAGAGCCATATCCTTGCCCCCCTCCACCAGAACCACCATTCCCGCCAGCCGCGCCACCAGTATTACCGCCGCCGCCATATCCTCCACCGGCAGAAGTAATGGTGCTAAATACAGAACTGTTGCCTGCTGTGCCATTTGCGTTACTGACACCCGCACCGCCGCCACCAACAGTAACGGTGTAGTCCGTTCCTGCCGTTACGGATAATCCTGTTCCAGTACGGAACCCGCCTGCACCGCCACCGCCGCCGGTTCGTCCACCGCCACCGCCACCGCCTACAACAAGATAGTCCGTCGCCGTCACGCCGGTCGGCGCAGTCCAAGTGCCAGAGGCAAGGAATTGCTCGACGATGGTGTAGCCGCCAGCGCTAACCACTTGCCCGAGCAGTAAGTGCATAATGCCCGACATGGTTTAACTCACGTTTCCGCTGACAACGCAGACCGTTCCGCTGATAAACAATATGGTTGCTACGCCACGGGTTGCCAACGTCAGCGTGTCTTTGTCGGTGTTGGTTCCGGCGATATAGGCCGTCGTAATGCTCATTGTCAGCGTTACGCTGCCAGAAGTGTTATTAAAGATTGAAACAACGTCACCTGCAGCAAACGTGCTATTTGGCACGGTAATACTGCCGCTGGTTCCAACGCCAATAAACTTGCCGACATCGGTGGTCGCCAGCGTGTAGGAAGTTGTTTTGTCCGATCCCGATTGCGGGATGTTGCGATAACCGACGTTGTTGGTGCCGTCAGCGGTGCAGTTAGACAAGTTGCCCGAGGTCGGTGTGCCCAACACAGGGGTTGTAAGCGACGGGCTAGTAGACAACACCACGCTGCCCGATCCGGTGCTGCTGGTAACGCCCGTGCCGCCGTTTGCAACGGCCAACGTGCCGGTGACACCCGAGGCGAGGTTAACCGTACCAAGGGTCTGCTTGAGCGATCCGTTCGTGTCAAACGTGCCGTCCGTTGTCCAAGTGTCACCGACGTTCAACGTAACCTTGGCAATGGTGCGAAGCGTGCTGGCGTTGTTATACGAAATCGTCAGCGTAACCGCCGCCGTGTCCTTGTTTTCAATGGTAATTGCCTTGATCGTGCGCCGCGTTGAGGACGCAGGAGCCGCAACTAGCGTTACGCTGCTAGTGCCGTTTAGCGCGCCATCGGTTGCGCCTTCGGTAAAGGTCGTGCCGTTATTGTCAGCCCACGCCGCCGTAAAGTCGGGATTGGTCGTGGCCGCTGCGCCCGACATGGCGACAACGATGGATTTTGTGGTTGCGTCAAGTATTAGTAATGCCATGTTGTCACCTACGAAATAAACCAAGCGTAAGCCTGTGCGCCTGCCGCGCTGCTGCCGCCCGAAGCCGCGATTGTGATGGAACCCGAACCGTTTGTAATCGTAATGCCAGAACCAGCCGTCAGCGTTGATTTTGCCAACGTGTTGCCGGTGCTGTTGCCGATTAAGAGTTGGCCGTCGGTGTAGGACGTTTGGCCGGTACCGCCGTTTGCCACGGGCAACGTGCCGGTGATCTGCGTGGCAAGGTCAACGCCAGAAAGTGTGCCACCGAGTGTCAGACTTCCCGAGGACGTTACCGTGCCGGTCAATGTGATGCCGTTCACCGTGCCGGTGCCGCCAACCGAGGTGACGGTGCCTGCGCCAAGATTAGCCCGGGCACTTGCCGCGTCTGTGGCTCCGGTGCCTCCGTTGGCAACCGCTAACGTGCCAGCAAGCGTGACCGCGCCGGTCGTTGCCGTAGCGGGCGTAAGGCCAGTTGTGCCGCCGCTAATGCTTGTAACGCCCGCAGAACCAACCGACGTAAACGACCAGTTAGCAAGCGTTCCCGACCCGCCAATTACGTCCGCATAAATGGTCAACGTGGTACCGCTAAATGCGGTGATGTTGCCTTCCATGAAGTAGGTCGGATCGGGCGGGTACGCCACGCGCACACGCGAGCCAACCGTAAACGCCGTGTTCATTGCGTTGAGGTTGGTTGTAAACGTCTTCGTGCCGGTTCCGATGGCAACCGACGATGTGGACGTTAATCCGTAGTACCCGATACCGATCTGCGTTAATTGTGCGGTGGTGACAATGACGCCCGGGGTTGTTGGGCGCGTGGGTGATGTTCCAGCCGCATACGTTTGGATAGAAATATCGGTGCTGCTAGCCGCCCACACCAATTGCAAGTAATCGCCTGCCGCAACCGTGAAAATGTAGTTACAAACAGCAATCAAATGCCCGTTTGTACCGCCATGCTTGTTCGGCACGCTGAATTGGCTATTGGTGTCGGTAAGGTCAACGCCGTTTTTACGCACCCAAATGTCAACGTCATGGATGCTGCTGTTTGCGCTATCCAGTTGAATTGAATACGTTAGCGAGTACGTTCCGGCGTTGGCGTAGGTAATTTGATTGCCAGACGCAATCGTTACGCCGTTAGCCTCGTCAACCGTTCCAATCGCAACGACATATGCCGTGGTTGTGCTAGCAATGGTTTGGTCAGTCGTGTCTTGAAAAGCGCCGTAATAGGCCGTTGAACCGACGCCCGACGAAATGCTCGACCACGCCGGAGCGCCCGATCCGGTTGATTGCAGATATTGGCCTGCCGTGCCAACCGCCGAATAGGCCAGTTGTGTGCCGTTGCCATAAACAACCGTTCCCGCCGTGGGGGTAGCGGTGTTATTTGTACCGCCATTGGCGATCCCAACCGTCCCGGTAAGGCTGATATTGGGCGAGTTCCCACCAGACGATGCCAACGGAGCCGAAGCGGTAACCGCCGTAACCGTGCCAACATCCGGCGCGTTGATCGTAATTGAGCCGTCGCCGTTGGTAATGGTGACGCCCGTTCCAGCCGTCAGCGTGGCCTTTGTAAGCCCGCCAGCGGCGTTGCCGATCAGCAATTGGCCGTTCGTATAGGTTGTTTCCCCGGTGCCGCCATTGGCCTCTAGAAGCGTTCCTGTGACGCCCGTGGTAAGCGGCAGGCCCGTGGCATTGGTCAATACGCCAGCGGTCGGGGTGCCGAGGTTGGCGTTGGAGAGCGTCTTGTTGGAAATCGTCTGCGCGGAATCTAATGTGACTGCCTCCTCCGCAGGGTACGCGACGAACACATCTTTAGTGTTGGCCGCAAAATCCACGAGATTGCCGCCATTGCTTGACGCGAATACAGAGTCGCGTGACAGGGAATTCGTACTAGAAGTGTAAGTACCAGTTCCAACTTCCCACGCCCCCGTAGTGCTGTCGTAAATGGTGTAGTACGTCGTATTGCCGTTGCCGATTACGGAGAATGACTGATAACCGACAGACGTACCCGCCAACGTCATCGCGCCGGTTCCGGCGGTGGCTGACGTTTCCTTTACGCGGTCTTTAAGTACCAAAGCCATGACTTATTGCACCGTCGGCGGCATTTGAGGGGGCGCGGGCTGCATCGGCTGCGGGGCTAACGGCAACGTTTGTTGACGCGGCTGGACAACCTCAACGCCAGCAGCACGGCCATCTGGGCCACGCACAATGCGCTTGGGAGCCGTCATAGCCTTCAGCGCGGCGTCCAATTTGCCCATCATGTCGGCATACATCTGCATCGTCTGGTGTTGCAGTTCTTGAATAGCCTGCGCCGAACCCATCACGTTGCCTTCCACGTTTTCCATCATGCGTTCCGTGTTGGCCTTGGTCACCTCAAGCATCGGAATGTCGATGCCCGGGTTGGCCGAAATACGCGCCACGTTAATCTTGGTCTGCGCGTCAAGGTCAGCCTTGTACTTGTCAATCTGCGCTTGCATCTGCATTTCCTGCGCACGCAACTGGCCTTCCTGCTGGAGTTTGGCCTGTTCCATCTGCATTTCGGCCTGCACTTTCTGTTGCTCGGCTTGCATCTTGGCTTGCTCCGCTTCGGCCTCGGGATTGGGCTTCGGCTGCTGCGCCTGCTGTTTCATTTGCTCAAGCGCCGTATCCAACTCGCCTTCAATGCTACGAGCCTGCTTAAACGCGCCAATCCCATAGCGCAAAAGTTCCATCATCATCGGAACCATCTGGGGCGACGACTGCGCAACGGGCAAGGCTTGGTTGAGGAAACCGCCATAGGCTTGGATAAACTCCAGCCGGTCGCGCTTGTTCTGCGCTTCGTCAATCTGTACCAACGAGTCCGACGCAATCTCAATGCGGAAATTGCGTAGCGGCTTGTTCTTAATGAGTTCGATGGCTTGCGGGATCAACTGCTGATCCGCTGGCGTCATTTGCTGCGCGGCGGCGTATTGCAGGATGGTTTCCGGCTGGAATTTGGTGCAAATAATCTGCGCCTTTAGCCGGATGAGGTCGGACGCAAAAATTGCTACGTCCTCCTGCATTGACCGCAGTCTTAATCCTGCGTATTGGCCCTTGATCTGCTGCGCCGTTGCAGTTTCCGATGCGGCACTTTGGCCGCGGATGATATCTGCAATCCCCGTGATTTCGTAGATTTGCCCTTTAATGTCGCTACGGGCTTGGTAGCATTGGATGAGGGCTTGGGCGATGGTATCCAGCGGGAGAAGGTCAACCGAACCTTTGAGGCCACCTTTCTCGCTAAAGCCTGTCCACTTGTCCACAGGGATGAGAGCATTGTTGTCACCTTCGGTCATTAGCCGCTGAAGGGCGGGCTGTGATGCGTCATACACGCCGCGCACACGCAGCGCCTTGACCAAGCCATCAATGCGGTCGGACAGGATATCCAACTCCATCGCTTGATCTTGGTACAGAACGAAATCGGGAACCGGAACGAGGCTATCGCTAGTCGTCGTCGCAAATAGCGGGCGCGGGCAAGGCCAGAAGCCTTCCAAGCCGAGCGGGTCGTCTCGCTCGTCAATGACGGTCGGCATCCCCTTGCAAAGCCACACAACCTTGTTGCGTTCCTTGTCCCACAACTCGCAAATCTTGGCGCGGTTGTACATCTTCTTCTGTTCGTTGTAGGCGTTAAGCGGCTCTGGCCCTTGGTCGAGGGGTATTTTGCGCGCCATCTCCTCGCCAAAGCGTTCTGCAAGCGCCTCACGGGTCATATAGACCCATCGCCACACTTGCGTGACTTCTTCCCAAGTGCGGGCGGGCGAGTGCCCAAAGTCCTTCCAATGGACGTAATCGGTAGGAGCGCACTCGTACTCAATTTCCTCGGGTTGGCCCGGCTCGCCTTCACCCGGTTCAATGTCCTCGGTGATTTCAAAGCCGTCGTCACCAATGCCCTGCGGGGCAACGTGCGGCTCATAGCGCACCCATGCCACGCCGCGACCGCCAAGGAACCGGTCGGTCACGCACTCTTTCATCGTTGCGCGAAAGTCGGGGTAATGCTCAATTTCAAAGTCAACCGCCCGCTCAATGAGCAAGGACGCCACGCGGCTTACGGGATCGTTGTCGCCAAATCGACGGCTTACGTCGGCCTTGGGCAACTTGGCGTAAACAGCCGGGATCAGCGTCTGGACGTTGCTCCACAAAATGTTGAACTTGGCGGTTTCGTTGCCCTGTTGCGACCGGGTGTCATCGCGATACCGCTTAATGATCTTCTTGACCCGGGCGTTCCACTTGGCGAACTCGTTGTCATACGCGCCAATGGTACGCAGATAGCGTTCCACTTCTGTGCTGGCAATCTGATCCATAGCGCGTTACCTCAATTACGACCAGAAAACGGTACAGTCAACCGTGCCGCTAATGGTGACGACAAGGCTGGTGTTAAACCGTCCCGGCAACTGATAGAAAGTCGCGCCGGTCGGGGTAAACGTATTGACCATCGTGGTCGCGCCGTCGCTAACCTTGATGGTCGGGGTGCTGGAAGCCGAGGCTACGAAAATACCAAAAAGTCCACCCGTTCCGGTGTAAACCGTGGTGGTTGCGGTGATATTTTTCGCATTTTGTGCGGAAGTTACGGGAATGCTCATATTCTTGCCCTTCGTGATTGTTGCTGGTGAACTGCCCACATGTCGTTGAGGGTGACCTCATTCTCGGGGCCGACGATCAAAGTACGACTCTCGGGGGGTCGTTGGGCTGTAGGCTCTGACCGCCACGCAATC